GTGGTTCGAGAACGCCACCAAGACCCTGTTCAAGCAGCGCTACGACACCAATGCCAATTTCGCCGGCCAGAACTACAACAACTGGCAGTCGCTCGGCGCGTTCGGCAATTCCACCATGTATGTCGACAAGTTCGACGCGCGCTGGGCCGGCGGCGGCATGGGTCTGCGCTACAAGTCGGTGCCGTTCGGCGAGACCTATTACGGCGAGAACCACCAGGGCAAGGTCGACCGCATGATCCGCTGGTTCCGGATGACGGCCTTCCAGGCGGTGCAGAAATTCGGCATCGAATGGCTGCCCGAAACGCTCTACGCGCCGCTGCAGCAGGACAGCCAGACCACCTACAACTTCCTGCATTGTGTGCGGCCGCGCGAGGACGACTACGATCCGGAAGCGCTCGACCACCGCGCCATGCGGTTTTCGTCCTACTATATGTCGGTCGAGGGCAACTGCCTGATGGCGCCGGAAGGCGGCTATCACAAATTCCCGTATTCGGTCTCGCGCTACGACCAGACCCCGGGCGAGGTCTATGGCCGCGGCCCCGCCATGCTGGTGCTGCCGTCGCTGAAGACGCTCAACGCGCAGAAGATCACGTTCCTGAAATCCGGCCACCGCGCCGCCGATCCGGTGCTGCTCCTGGCCGACGACGGCATTGTCGGCATGGACATGCGCCCCGGTGCGACCAACAAGGGCGGCGTCACTTCCGACGGCAAGCTCTTGGTGCACACGCTCCCTGTCGGCGACATCCAGATCACGATAGAGATGATGCAGGAGGAGCGCGGCATCGTCGATGACGTGTTCCTGGTGTCGCTGTTCAAGGTTCTCTCCGAGCACCCCAACATGACCGCGACGCAGGTCATCGAGATGGTCAACGAGAAGGGCATGCTGGTGGCGCCCACGCTCGGCCGTCAGCACACCGAGTATGTCGGCGGGCTGGTCGAGCGGGAGCTGGATCTGCTCGCCGACATGCGCATGCTCGATCCGATGCCGATGCGGCTGCGCGAGGCTATGGGCGCCTATGAGGTGACCGACACCTCGCCGCTGTCGCTGGCCGCGCGCGCCGGTGAGGCGGCCGGCTTCCTGCGCACCGTCGAGCAGGTCCGCGAGCTCGTCAACATCACGCAGGATATGAGCCTGCTTGACCGCTTCGATTTCGACACGGCGACGCCGGAGATCGCGCGCATCAACAAGACGCCCGAGAGCTGGATGGCCGACAACGATATGGTCGCGGCCAAGCGCAAGGCGCGCGCGCAGGCGCAGGCCAAGGCGGAACAGGTGCAGGCCGCCCCGGCGCAGGCCGCGCTGATGTCGGCCGCCGCCAAGCAGCACGCCGCCGGCATGCTGACCCCGGGTGGCGCATGAGCCCCGAAAAAGCCCTGGAGATTTTTACCGACCGCAAGCGGGCCTACACGCTCGTGTTCGGCGAATCGCCCGCCAGCCTGGCGGTGCTCGACGACCTCACGACATTCTGCCGCGGCAAGGAAACCTGCCTGATCCCCGGCGACCGCGACAAGACTTACGCCCTGCTTGGGCGCAACGAGGTGTTTCATCGCATCCGCGATCACCTCGAACTTTCGCCAGAGCAACTTCTGGTGAAATACACACGGCCCGCTAAAGGAGCACACGGCCATGAGCGACACATCTACGACAACGACACCCCCTCCGACTAGCCCGCCCCCCACCGCGCCGCCGGCGGCACCCTGGCACGCCGGCATCGACGCCGAATTCATCGGGCATGCCCAGAACAAGGGCTGGAAGCTGGACGATCCCAGGGAGGCGTTTGCGGCAGCCGCGAAGGTTGCGCGTGATCTCGAGAAGCATTTTGGCGCGCCGCCCGAGCGCATCGTCAAGCTGCCCGCCGCCGACGCCAAGCCGGAAGACATCCGCGCCTATTACGAGCGGATCGGCGCCCCGAAGGAGGCCAAGGATTACGACCTGTCACCGATCAAGGACCAGGCGATTGCCGACAGCCTGCGCGCGACCCTGCACGAGCGCGGCGTGTCCAAGGATGCCGCGAGCGCGGTAGCCGCATCGGTCGCCAAGGCGCTCGAATCCAAGACCTCGCAGCAGACCACCGAGCAGACGGCGAACCTCGAAGCGGAGCGGACCAAGCTGAAGGAAAGCTGGGGCCAGAACTTCGAATACAACAAGCTCAAGGCCATGGACGGCGCGCGGCGGCTCGGCATGGCGCCGGAGACCGTGGCGTCGCTGGAAAGCCTGATGGGCTATGCCGGCGTGATGGAGACGCTGCGCAAGATCGGCGTCGGCACCAGCGAGGCGACCTTCATCGAACGCGGGCTCGGCACCAACGGCCAGGTCACGACCAAGGAGGGTGCGGTGGCGCGCAAGGCCGAACTGATGGCCGACAAGGCCTGGGGCGCGCGCTATCTGGCCGGCGGGATCGCCGAGGTCCGCGAGATGACCGGGCTCAACATGATGATCGCGGGGACGCCGGTATGAACCTCACCGGATTGAGCGTGAAGGACTGCCCGAAGGCCTGCAACGAACAGGGCTGCATCATTTCCGGCAAGCCCTATTGCGCCCACCCGCGCAAGGGCGGGCTGCAGGCCGTCGACCAGGGCGATACCGAGGCGCTGGAGCGGATGCAGAAGGCGCAGAAGAAACTCGCCAACGCCGACGCCAACGAGAAGTTTTCGTAAACCGGTGCGTTGTTGAAGTTCCGCGGGCGGGAGCATTTTCCCGCCCGTAGAGGTATCGCAAGTGCGAACCTGACGACCCGAGCGTAGGCCCCCTGCCAAGGACACGGCCATTCGGGAGTGACGGCCCCCGCAAGGACACGGCTGAAAGACTGATGGTCCCCGCGCGATCCCGCACGGACACGACCGCCGATCGTTCACCCTTTTCGAGGCGGGATAGCCATGTCCGAGAACCTACTCAATCTTTTCACGACCCAGTTTTCCACCGTCCTCCAGCTCAAGCTGCAGCAGAAGCAGTCCAAGCTGCGCGGCCGCGCGATGGAAGGCTTCCACGTCGGCAAGCAGGCCTCGCCGATCCAGTATGCCGGCGCCGTCCAGATGAAGCCGCCCGCGGGCCGCTTTGCCCCGATCGGCCGGCAGGACATCGATTTTACGCGGCGCTGGGTATTCCCGGTCGATCGCGATGCCAACCAGCTCATCGACACCTTCGACAAGCTGAAGACGACCATCGATCCGACCTCGTCGGAAGCCGAGGCCGCCGCTGCCGCCGTCGCCCGTGAATGGGATGATCGGCTGATCTCAGCGGCCTTCGCATCCGCCTCGCTCGGCGTCGACGGCGCCTCCTTCACCACCGAGACCTTCTCGACCTCGTCCTGGCAGATCGCCTCGACCTTCGGCTCTGCCGCGGCGTCGGGCCTCACGGTCGCCAAGATGATCGAAGCCAAGCGGATCTTCCGCAAGGCGCAGGTCGACATGGAAGCCGAATCCATCACCTGGGTCACGAACTCACAGGGCGAAAGCGACCTGCTCAATCAGGTGCAGATCGTCTCGACCGAGTTCTCCGACAAGCCGGTGCTGCAGGAGGGCAAGGTCACGCGCTTCCTCGGCTTCGACATCGTCTATTCGGAGCGGCTGGCATCGGCCTCGAACGTCCGCAACAACATCGTTGCGGCCAAATCGGGCTGGTATCTCGGCATCTGGAAGGACGTCGAGAACGATATCACCCAGCGCAAGGATCTGAGCGGCCTGCCGTACCAGATCTACACCATGATGTCGTCGGGTGCGACGCGGCTGGAGCCCGGCCGTCTGCTCTCGACGCTCTGCGCTGACACCTCGGCCGCTGCCGACGTAACGCCGTAAGGAGGCAAACATGGCCGTTTCCCACGTCAAAGCCACTGGTATCACCAACGCCGACGCCTCTCCTGCGGTAGCCAATACCGCCGGCGAGATCGGCGGCCCGGCGCCCCTGAAGGTCGTCTCGTCCGGCTCCGTCGTCGCCATCGCGGCGGATTCGATCGACACTACCTACCAGTTCTGCCGGGTGCCCTCGAACGCGAAGATCCAGGCGATCTTCTTCGAAAGCGCGGCGCAGGCGGCCGGCGCCATGGACATCGGCGCCTATTACGCAACCGACGGCCTCGGCGGCAAGCCGACGGCGCTGCTCGCTGCGGCCGCGATCGACCAGGACTTCTTCGCCAGCGCGGTTTCAGTGGCGGCGGCGTCCCAGCCGACCAACATCGTCAACGAGAGCGGCACCAACACGCCGGCCAAGCGCGTCCAGCCGTTGTGGCAGGCGCTTGGGCTGACGTCCGATCCCGGCGGCAATTTCGACATCTGCGGCACCGTCACCACGGCCATCACCACCGGCACTGGGTCGATGGGCATGACCGTGATGTACACGGACTGAGGTAGATCATGGCGGATCATTTCGCGGGCTTTAGCCGTGGCGTCGAGGGCTTCAAGGCCAGCGACTTCACCACCGGAACGTCGTCCACCGGCGGACTCTCGATGGAATTGCGGATCACCGACGGCGCGGTGCGCAAGGTCGACGTGATCAAGTTCCTGGAGGCGTGCGAGCGGTTCATCGAAGACCCGAAGCAGGTAGTTGCCGCCGGCTTCACCTTCATCGACGGATAGCCGATGGCCCAGAACCGCTGGATCAATATCACGGTCGACCCGAATGTGGCCAGCAAGCCGGACCGCGGCAAGGCCAACAACGGCAAGGGGCTCGGCGCTGCGGCGGCGGGCGACCTGACTATCTCCTACGACAGTGCGAAGTTTACTTCGCTGTCCGTGTTCCGATCGGCGATCGATTCCGCGATCGAGCAGGCGGCGCAGTCAATGGGGCCATAGTATCCGGCGCGTTGCTTCCTGAGAAACTTGGCGGGCGGGGAAACTCGCCCGTCTTTTTATGGTGCGTTGCTGGGAACCGCTGCCCGACCGCACCTTCCGCGGCATGGCTGAATACCGCACCGACTTGGATATCCGCAATAGGGCGCTGCAGCATTGCGGCGCGTCGCGCATTCGGGCGCTCAATGAAGTAGGCAAAAACAATTCCGAGACGGCCTTCTGCTACGGCAAGCTGCGGGAAGCCGAACTGCGCCGCAACGTCTGGACCTTCGCCTGCCGCCGCACGATGCTGCGCGCGGTCGACGCCAACACGATGCTGCTCAACACGTCGCTATGGTCGCCGAGCACGACCTACTTCGTCGGCTCGATCGCCGCCGACCAGTACGGCAATCTGTGGATCTCCCGGATCCCGAACAACCTCGCCAACGATCCGCTGCTGTCGGTCTATTGGGAGCCGTATTTCGGGCCGCTGTCGGTCGCGCTGTACGATTCCACCATCGCTTATTTCGTCGGCGAACTGGTCTACACCACGACCGGAAACGGCCTGGCCCGGGTCTACCTGTCCCTGCAAAGCGACAATGCGGACAATCCGGCCACCGCGACGGCTTATGACGCCACCGCCGTCTACGTAAAGAACCAGGTGGTGACCTATCTGTCGGTCGCCTACATGAGCCTGATCGACCTCAACACCGGCAACACGCCATCATCTGCGCCCGCGCTCTGGGATGCCGGCACGACCTATGGGGCGGCGGCAACC